CGTGGCGTGGTCTTCACCATCAAAAACAGCACCACCACAAGCCGCGTCTACAAGGTCGAATCGATCACGATTGGCGAAGAAGGCTTTGTGCAGATCGCTTGCAGTTATCAGCCAGTTAATACCAGCAACCAACTGGAGGTTTTACAATGGAGTTCAAGTGATTTTGTGGTCGAGGCATACTGATGGCGGCCATCGCATTCCCAAGCATCAAACCCAATACCCGCACCTATTCACCGGGCAAATACCCGATGTCTGAGTTCAAGGCATTGAATGGTACGACCACCAGGCTGCTGTACGGCAACCGCCGCAGTGACGCAGAGATGAGCCTCGGTTTTCGCAATATCACCGATACCCAAGCCGCTTCGATCCTGGCAAATTACGAACAGCTGATGCCATCAGCGGATTGGATCAGCTTCACCACATCCGATGGTGCGGCTGGTGCAGATGCACCAATGGCCAATTACCTGCGCGAAGTGGGCGGCAGCGGATTGCGCTGGCGGTATGCCGAGGCCCCAAGCGTGGAAAGCGTCAAACCAGGATTGAGTACAGTACAGGTACGGCTAGTTGGTCAGCTTGACCCCTAAAATAAATCATGGCTTCTTTCATCTCTGGCAAAGACGGCTCGATCACTTATGCGGGTCTAAAGCTAGCCAAGGTGGCCAGCTGGAGTCTGTCATCGCAAGTTGAAAGTCTAGAAATTACAAGCCTTGAAGATGCTGCCCGCAGTTACACACCAGGACTGAAAAGCGCAAACGGCAACTGTTCAATATGGATGTACGAAGATTCAGCCAAGAGCTTGTTATCTAAGGTAATCAGAACAGACGCACCAAGCGATGCTGACATTGTGTCCATGACTTTGGGATTTGGTGCAAAGAGTATTACGTTTAGGGCGCTGATTACCAATGCAGAATTGGCAATGACCGTGGGCCAGGTCATGCAAGCACAGCTTCAGTTCCAAGTTTGCGGTGACGTGACCAGCGTGGTGCTCTGATGTCTATCTATCTTGGCTACACAGGATCTGTTGAGTTAACACGCAGCTCCATCGACGAATCGTTTACAAGCGTTGTAAACCCCAGTGACGTCAGTGCTGCTAGGGATTGTTTTAGTTTTGATTTTGCAGAAGGTATGCTGCTGACCGGCGACCAGCTGGAAATCACAGCAACTGATAACGGAGCACTGGATTTTGTAACAGGCAGGACATATTCAAGCGGCAAGTGGTATATCAACGTCGATCAAGTTGGTGGCATTCGTCTCTATAGCAGTTTCTCCAATGCTGTAGCAGGTGGCTCAACAGGCCGCGTTGATCTATCTGCGCCAAGCCGGAATATCCCAATTCGTATTCAAGTTGCAAACTCCATCGGCCGATTGATGGCTAAGGTGACAAACTATGAATTGAATACGTCACGCGACGCGGTAGATGTTACTGAAATTGGTGATGAGTTTAAGCGCCAATACGGCACTTTGATCAGTGGTAGTGGGAGCATCCAATGCTTTTTTGACTACACCAACACCAGCTACACCGGCGCACTAACCGACCCAGAGCTGGCTGTCTACATGCACCAGCTGATCATCCGCCAGCAACTTGGCAGCGAGTTCAAGGCCAAGCTGTACCTGGTGACCCGTGGTACAGGTGCCGATGCCGATGACGAGGTCTGGTACGAGTTCAATGCGCTGATCACCAACGTGGCGATGGCGTTTGATCCAGCCGAACCCGTCCGATCAACGATTCAGTTCGTAACGACTGGCGAGATCAAGCTACTTGTCAAGACTGTCAGCAACTATCTTGTACAGGAGGATCTTGGTAGGATATCGGTGGAGAGCAGTCAAGGCACCGGCTTTGTGGAACTGGAACAGAACCCATAGCCATTGGTGTCTAATAGACTGTGTTCACTAGGTACGCGTTAAGTCATGGCTGATCTGAGGATTTCGCAGCTACCAGCCTTAGCTGGTGCCGACCTATCGGCAACCGACTTACTGGCAGTTGCTGACGTATCCGCCAGCGAAACCAAAAAGCTGACGAGCAAGGATCTAATTCAATACGGCGTTGCAATAATTGATGATGGCAGTATCAACGGCAGCAAACTAGCCACCAGTAGCGTCAACGCCGCACAGCTCGGCGCCAATAGCGTTGGATCATCAGAACTAGCCGACGATGCAGTCGATACGGCAGCCATTGCCAACCTGGCAGTAACAAGCGCAAAAATTGCTAGCGGTGTAGATGGCGCCAAGCTCAGCGATGGGACCGTAACCGCTGCCAAAATTGCAACGGCAAGCCTTGATCGTGGACTTAATAAAGTTAGCGGCGCCATTGGCCACGCCAATAGCGTAACTGCTGGCACATTTAATGGAATCACATTTGATACGCAAGGCCACATCACTGCAACAACAGCAATTGCAGCAAGTTCGTTACCCGTAGCAACCACGACAACGGCTGGTATCGTCAGCGTTCCAAGCGCTTCCGGCTTAAACGTCAGTGGTGTTGGTGCGTTAAGCCATACATCATCAGTAACCGGAGCAACGGTTAGCGGCATTACATTTAACAACAGTGGCCATATCACGGCAGCAACCGCTTTGGTGGCTGCTGATCTTCCCAACGCAACGACTACAACCAAGGGTGCGGTTTCTGTCCCAGCCGGTGACCTGACTGTCACAAGTGGAAGCCTTACGCACACATTGAGCGGTGCCGCCGCTGGAACCTACACCAAAGTCACTGTTACCACCACCGGGCACATTACTGCTGGCACAACTTTATCAGCAGCAGATATTCCCAGCTTGCCTGCTTCCAAGATTACCAGTGGAATTTTAGACATTGCTCTGTTCGGCACCAATAGCATCACGGGTGCAAAATTAGCCAACAACTCAACTGTGCAGATTGGTGGTGCTACCAGCACTAGCGGTATTGTTACATTCCCATCGCCACAGTTTACGGGAGAGTTTTTCTTTGATGCTAATAATGCAGACCTTTACTTGTACGATGGCAACACATGGCAGCCAATTACTGTTATCTCAGGCAACCTTGTTTATGCTGGCACATATAACGCAGCAACTAATACAGTCCGTTCAGTAACCACTCAAGGTTCTGCAATCGGTCTGACGATTGGAGCGGCGCTCCCAGCAGCCAGCGCCACTAACCTCAGCTACTACGTTGTCGTTTCCGATTCAGGTACTGGCGTAGCTCCGGCGCCTGTAGTTGCACTGGCACCACCAGACATGCTGGTGTCAAGCGGCACTACATGGGATCACGTTGACGTTAGCAATGCGATTGCTGGTCAAACTGCCGGAAATATCAGCCTGATTCCGTATGCCGGAATTGCTGCAACTAATGTCCAGACCGGTATCCAAGAACTAGAAGACGAAAAACTATCCAAAACTGGCGGCACCGTAACGGGTGAACTGCTGATCGGTACAGCTGGCTCGCTTGCATTTGAAGGAACCACGGCCAACGCTGCTGAAACATTCCTGACGGTTGTTGATCCGACAGCAGACCGCACCATCACATTCCCAGATATATCTGGAACGGTAGTTACCTCTGGTGATACGGGCACAGTTACCAGCACGATGATCCTTGATGGAACCATCCTCAACGTAGACATCAATGCCAGTGCAGCAATTGCAGGCAGCAAAATCCAAGCCGCAACCACGTCAAATGCTGGTGCTGTTCAACTTACAGATTCAACCAGCAGCACAAGCACAACAACTGCTGCCACACCAAACAGCGTTAAATCTGCATACGACCTGGCCAGTGCAGCGCTGCCAGGTGCTGGTGGAACGCTTACTGGCAACGTAACACTTAACGCGCAAAGCGATCTACGTTTTGCCGATAGCGATAGCAGCAACTGGGTTGCATTCCAAGCGCCGACAACCGTAGGCACGAACGTTACCTGGACGCTGCCTGGTACAGATGGCACCAATGGTCAGGTGCTATCAACCAACGGCACTGGAACGCTGAGCTGGGCAACCAGTAGCGCTCCTGTTACAAGTGTTGGCGGTCAAACCGGTGCCGTCACATACGCGACAAGCTGGGCCGTCGGCACTGGAGCAACTGCTGCTGCCAATACTGATCTTGATGTTGCTGGCACCTACGCCCAAACGGTTGTGGCCGTCAGCGCCTTGGACATTGATTGCAGCACTGGCAACTATTTCACCAAGACCATCAGCGGCAACAGCACCTTCACAGTCAGTAGCATTCCGGCCAGCCGGGCCTATGCGTTCACACTGGAGTTGACCCACACCAGTGGTACGATCACATGGTTTAGCGGCGTTGAATGGCCAGCTGGAACGGCACCTACGCTGACAACTGGCAAGACGCACCTCATGATTTTTGTCACTGATGACGGTGGCACCCGCTGGCGCGCTTCAAGTCTGATCAACTACACCAACTAACGCCTGATGGATCCCAATACTCGCGCATTGATGATGGGAGCCGCCGGTGCTGGTGGCGCGGAGAAGATCTACGTTGAGGATGTATTTAGCACCTACCTCTATACCGGCAACAACAGCACGCAGACGATCACCAATGGGATTGATCTAAGCGGTAAGGGGGGATTGGCTTGGATTAAAAGTAGAAGTAGCGCAAGCTGGGATAACTGGCTGTTTGACAGTTCAAATAGTTTTGGGCAAGGCCTTTCTTCTAATCAAACAGGTGGTCGTTCGAATGCTGCGATAGACTCTGTATCAAGTGCAGGTTTCACAGTTAAAGCAGGATTTAATAGCGTTAACGAGAACGCAACCACCTACGCCTCCTGGACCTTCCGCGAGGCGCCGAAGTTCTTTGATGTGGTGACTTATACGGGAACAGGATCAACACAAGCTATCCCGCACAATCTCGGTAGTGTGCCGGGCATGTATATCTGCAAGAGCACCAGTAGCACAGGAGATTGGAGTGTGTATCACAGAGGATTGAGTGGAGCTAATAAATTTTTAATGTTAAACAGCACAGCGGCGGAAACAACCTCCGGCTCGTATTGGGATTCTCAGGCACCAACCGCCGACGTATTTTATGTAGGCAACAATAATGTACCTAATGCTAACGGCGTCACCTACGTCGCCTACGTGTTCGCGCACGATGCTGGCGGGTTTGGCAATACCGGCAACGATAGTGTGGTGAAGTGTGGATCATTTACAACAACTACTTCTGGCGCAGTAGTGGATCTGGGATGGGAGCCACAGTTTATTTTGTTTAAGCGATCAGATGGGACGGGATCTTGGGAAATAATAGATTCAATGCGCGGAGCTTCATTGTCTGATTCTTCTCGCTTGTTCCCTAATTTAAGTGCCGCAGAAACAACTGCTGGTGCTGCATATGTTTACCCTACTGCTACTGGATTTGTGGTTGACGGTCCAAACAGACCATTTACTGGCACTGGCATCTACATCGCCATCCGTCGCGGGCCGATGAAAACACCTACGGATGCGACTAAGGTATTCTATCAATTGGCCAGAACAGGGACGGCTGCAGATACAACAATTACAGGCGCTGGTTTCCCGCCTGATGCACATTTAAACAGCGTCCGAAATGTTACTAACAATGGTTTCAATGCACTGTTTCTTGACAAACTAAGAGGACCTAATATATTCCTTATTCCTTTGTCAACAGATGCAGAAAGTTCGTCCATAAATACTTTAAACTCATTCAATCAGGATGGTGTCACATATGGTGCTGGAAGCAACATAAATAGCAATACTAAAAATTATATCAACTGGATGTTCCGCCGCGCCCCAGGGTTCTTCGACGTGGTGGCGTATACGGGGACTGGGTCAGTTCAATCAATTAGCCATAATCTTGGCGTAACGCCGGAGTTGATGATTGTTAAAGCTAGAAATCTAAGCGGCCTGAACTGGCCCGTTTATTCTGCATCAACTGGAAATACAAACTGGTTGAGGTTAAATACAACAGACGCAAGCGCTAGTGCTACTGGAATGTGGAATAGCACCAGCCCCACTGCTTCGGTATTTACAGTGGGAACTTCTGCTGCGTCGAATGACCCAACTGGGACGTTCATCGCCTACCTCTTCGCATCCTGCCCAGGCGTCAGCAAAGTCGGCAGTTACACCGGCACCGGTACCACGCTACAAATCAATTGTGGCTTCACAGCAGGTGCCCGCTTCGTGATGATCAAACGCACCGATAGCGCAGGCGATTGGTACGTCTGGGACACCGCTCGCGGCATCATCAGCGGGAACGATCCATACCTCCTACTCAACTCAACTGCAGCTGAAGTAACCGGCACCGACTACATCGACCCGCTCAGTTCCGGCTTTGAAATTAGTTCCACCGCACCTGCCGCCATCAATGCCAACGGTGGTAGCTTCATCTTTCTTGCAGTAGCATAGATTTATGGAACTCCGTAACCGCACAACGGGCGTTGTCATCACCGACAGCCAGCTCCGCAACGACAATCCCAACACTTCATTCCCTGAGGTGTTGACGCCTGAAATCATTGACGCATTTGGCTACGACCCAGTGCTCGAAGGCCCACAAGCCACCGTGATCCCGCCGTACCAATACAGCAGGCGCGATGGCGTTGAGGAGATCAACGGCCAGTGGTTCACCAAATACGTCGCTGGCCCGACTTTCACCGACTACACCGATCCCGATGGCGTCGTTCATACAGCTTCTGAGCAGTACGAGGCGTACTGTTTTGGCAAGGACGCTGAGCAAGGCAAGGCTGTCCGCACTGATCGCAACCGCCGCCTAGCCGAGTGTGACTGGACCCAACTGCCTGATGCACCAGTAGACAAAGAAGTGTGGGCCACCTACCGCGCAGAGTTGCGTGATGTGACTGGCCAGGATGGCTTCCCCTGGGACATCACTTGGCCTGAGGCACCCTGATGGCAGTCAAGGCAAAGGCTGGTGCATCACACATCAGCCACCAGCCTGGTAGGCCAAAACTGACCAACCAAGGGCAAGGGAAACGGTCACGACCAAACCATGGCCGGAAGAAGCGTATTGGCCAAGGCAAAGGCTGATTCTTGCTAAAATAAGGGCACCTAATAGCGTGCCGTGTCAACCCCTGAACCACAACCAGGGTTTTGGCGCGGCGTTCGTCAGGAAGCTTTGGCTGGCATCGTCGTGTTATCAGTCGGCAGTGCTGGCGCTGGCATTTTCTATCTGTGCTACACCGTCCCAACCAAGCTAGATGACGTGCTCAGCAACCAGCAGCTAATCCAAAAAAAGCTTGGTGACGTTGAAGACAAGGTTATGGATCATGATGTCCGCTTGATCAAGCTGGAATTGCGGCGCTAAGCTGGGCAAAACCACCTTTTCCAGTCATGGAAGCTATCCTCGCCAATCCGATCTTTTGGATCGCTGTTGCCGCCGCATCTGAGATTATCGGTCTGAATCCCAAGTGGAAAGCTAACAGCATTGTGCAGTTGGTGTTTCAGATCCTGCGCACACTGAAGCCAAAAAAGGACTGATCTGGCAGTTTGATACGCGCTCTGATTTTGAGCGGGCACAGCGGTACATCGAACGTAAGAAGTTTGAAACCACCTTGCCCGCCAAGATCGACGTTGCTGTAGCAGAAGCCGCAGCCGTCATTGACCGCGAGATCGAACGCCAGAAGCCACAACCGATCTACACCGAGCAGCCGGTAAACGACGAGCTACAAACAGGCGATAGCCGCGACCTTGGCGGTGAAATGCGCATTCAATCGCCGGTAAAACCTGCATTCGACCAATGAGCAGCATCAAACTGATTGACCTTTGCAAGTATTACAAGGGTCTGTCGTATCAGATGGCGGCCATCTCCGAGCTGGAAGAGGCGATCAACAACGCCAACCCGCACATCCTGGGCCGCGAGCAAGCGTGGTTCAAGACTTGGAGTCAGGCTGGTAAGCAGCAGGCAACCAACCCGCTGCCAACGCCATACCAGAGCCAGCGGGACAACTACCGCGATGCCTGGCGGACATGCTTCAGCTCAAGCTGCGCCATGCTGCTGATGACGCTGAAGCCGGGTGTCATCCATTCAGATGATGAGTACATCAAAACGGTGTTCACCATCGGGGACACGACCAACTCAACCGTACAGATCAAGGCGTTGCATCACTATGGCCTTGATGCAAGGTTCAAGATCAATGGCAATCGTGCCTTAGTGCAGCAGCAGATTGATGCAGGTAAGCCGGTGCCTGCTGGCTTCCTGCACCATGGCACGGCCAATGCACCATCAGGTGGCGGGCACTGGCTGTGCATCATCGGGTACGACAACGAGCGCGGCTCATACATCGTCCACGATCCATGGGGCGCCATGAACGTTGCAACCGGTGAATACGGCAGCACTTTTGGCGCTAAGCAGCACTACGCCTACAAAACGTTTG